ACAGTGATCATTGATGACCCCAGCCTGTGCCTTTGAAGCTAATTCCACCCAATAACCAAATTCGCTCCATTGGGATTGTGCAGCCCTTGCACATGGGTGCTGGGATGTCACCATCCGCATCGATGGCTCTGCTCACTGTGTCTGTGTTGCCACACACGCCACATTTGAACTCATAAGCTGGCATCAAGTACACCTTCAATCGCTTTGATGGTTGAACATGGATAAGCCTTACAATCACACGCATCATCGCTGCCCCATTCACCGCATCCCCAACATTCTTCATGTGCTTGACAGGTTGTGCCACCATATTCATCGGGTTTGTGCAATTCAATGATTGCTTTTAAAGCTACATATGCAGCTCCGTGATTGACTTCGTGCCCGATGTCTTCCAAAGCTTCAAGCAATTCATCACGATTCACGAGATGCCCCAATCTGTGCAACACCCATCACTTCGCATTTGGTGCATTGAAGCACTTCAACGCCAGCTGGCAGATTGTCGGTGATCTTCATGATTACTTGTTTTGTAACCTTCTTACATATGCGACATTCAAAGTTTAGCGTTTGCATAAATGCTCCTAGCTAGAGTCTCAATAGGTTGCAAATTGATCTGACTGACCCACCATGAATCTGATTTGTCATGCTTATATCGTGGCTTCTTAGCCATTGCGACAGGTATCCAACCAATGATCAAGAATGATGGAGATTTGCCGGTGACAAGCACAGCAATATCTTCATTCCGATCTGATGGCTTGATGATCAAATGCCCTGATTCCCATTTGGTGTGCTTGATTTCAATCTTTGAGCCAATGTCAGCTTCTCGCTTGAAAGTGTTCACTGAAGGTTGCCAATCCTTGTAACCGAACAGCTTTGCCACAGCCATTTCAGCTCCGATTGCTTCAGAGTTTCGCGCAATGTCATCGAATGTGTTTAGCTTCTCAAAGCTTTGATCTACCTTTTCAGGCGTTTCAAATGTCCTTCGAAAAGCAACCGATGCACATTGCAGCTCGTCATCCTTTGTCAGATTGATTTTGATCATCGGCAAGCACCACAGAACCACATGATTTTTTCGCCGCCTTGACCTTTTTGCCAGCCAAAAGCATCTTTGCGTTTGATCATCTCGCATTTGTCACAGCGATCAACGGCATACTCTTCGACCACTTCGCCATTGTGCAAAAGCTTGCACAGCATGGTTTGTGGGTTTATGAGCTCAACATAATCAGCCATCGATCACACCTGTGGCTTCCATGTGCCATCGCTAGTCAGCACATACCAATTCGGCTGACATTGTGTGGCTTTGTTTTTTTCTGTGCAACTGTAATTTGCCCATGCCTTGCCAGTTTTTGCGCTGACACCTTCACGCCAAATCATGTGACCATGTGGGCATTGTGGAGCTTCTTTGACAAGCTCACCGCCTAGCTGTGAGGCAATCTCTGTGACAGCTGTTCCCAATGTTGGCACACCAGCTTCTTGTGCAGCTTCTTGTGAATTCCATGAAGCTGCATCGCCAAATTTGGTTGTCCAATAGTCATATTCCTGTTTCACATCAGCTGTGGCAACCTTTGTGCTCATGGTTTCGACTTGCTGCATCGTCTCTTTTGTAGCCTTCTCAGTGCCACCCATGACCAAAGCCATCACACGCATCAAAGCTGATGTGACAGTATCTTCAACGAACCAGCGTTTCATGTTGGCGTTGTAAGCTGCCAAATATCCGAAAGCGTAATCAATGCCAGCTGGCTCAGATTCTTCTTGATTGCGCCATGCTTTAGCTTGCACAAGGATCGAACCCTTTTCAGCATTGAATTCGATGATGTGAGCTTCTAATCTGCCCAGCGGATATGTAGCGATCCAGCGATCTGTTCGCTCTTTGTTGCCTTCATAGTTGTCGAGAAATCCCACTTACTTGACCGCCTTTCGAATTGACTTGCCAACAAGCAAGCCTTCGCGGCGACCATCTTTGAAGCCTTTTGCATATCCAACAGCTGCACCCATGATCATCAATGTGATCACGCCAATCAATCGACCCAGTGTGGCTGGATCTAATAAGTCAAGCATCATTTCATTTCTCCCGATTCTGTGAGTCAGTGTGACCCACTAGCATCAGGGTGAAGCAAAATCAGTTTTCAGGCAAATTTGGATTCGGCGTGTCATCCACAGATTTTGGCTTGTCCTTCAGCCCATTGGATGCCAACACGCTGCCCAAAGCTCCAGTGAGAAAGATTGTCAGGGTTGAGAGAAGCTCGATGAAAGCTCGATCATTGGGAGCTTGTGCTCCGACAGGCTGAGTCACAAAGATCAATGCATACAGCATCCCACCGACAGAAAACACAAAAGTGAAGCTCAAAGCCACGCCGATGAAAACAATCAGGCGAGCCTTCAGCTGCTCATTGGTGAATCTATGGCGTGACTTCATCAATCTGCCCCTCTGGAAACAAATCTTTTGTGCAGATTCCGACAGCATCACATTGCGGCGGATTGCACTCAGGTTTTTGCCAATTTTCAAATTCTTGGCATGGATAGCGTGTATAGCCTTGATAGCCACAAGCTGACAGCATTGAAAGTGACCCCACAATCAACGCTGCCAGCCGTAACCATTTCGAGATCATCTTCCCCGTGTGACCCCGAAAGCTGAATCATTCGGATTTAACCAACGCAATACGACAGGCGCAACAGCTGCGCCACCTGCCATTGCCAAAGTCTTTGGATCAGTTTCCCCTGCCATGTAAAGCGCAAGAGCTGCCGCGAAAAAGCTACGAGCCCAGCTTGCCAGTAATGGTTTTAAGTTTTCCATTTTTCTTCTCCTTTGAAGGTTTTGGTGCTGATTCTTTGACTTCGATGACAGGATATTCACCTTTGTATGGCACAAATTTTGGTCGCCCAAAACCAACCACAGGCTTTCCGGCACCGAATTCTCTTTCCTTAATCATGACCATGCCGCCATTGCGCTGATCGCCTGTGCCGCTTGTATTGCCTTCGATGGTGATCACAGACTTTGCCTTAATTCCGACCACAATGCCGATGTGGCTGATTTTGTCAATGCCGTCATGTGGGAAGTCCATGAAGGCGCAATCGCCCAGCTGTGGTGTTTCAGACCAGCGTGAAACCTCTTTGAATTTGTGAGCTCCCAAAGCTGTTGAAACCACTGAATGCAGCTTCACGCCAGCTTGTGCAGCACACCAATTGACAAATGAACCACACCAAGGCAAGCCATCAGCTTTGGTGAACTTGCCATATTTGGTCAGGTTGTCGCCTTCTTCAACAGTGCCGACTTCAGCCAATGCGACATCGATGAAATGTGCAGCTGTACCGATTGGATATGTCATGCGAGCAATGCCGCAATTTCTTCGGCTGTAAGACCAAGCTTTGAAAACACAGCTTCACGAGCTGCATTTTTTGCGGCTTGCTCAGCTGCTATTACATCAAGCTCAGCTTGCTTTTCAGCTTTAACCGCCTCAACAGCCGCAATTTCTTCGGCTGTATATGGTCGTATAGTTTGCTCGCCTGTTTCAGCATTAACAATGAGCTCGTGATATGTCATTAGTTTCCTCCATAAATATAGACAGTGCCGCCGTCAAAATTGCCGCCTGTCGAAGTAATCGTGATTGAAGTAATTGCACTAGTTCCAGCATAAAAACCTTGACCAGATTGGCTCATTCCATCTGCGCCACCTTGAGCATTGATTCCAAAATTAGAAATAAAAGGTTTCAAACCTGTAGTGTCAGCTTCTCGGATAGTTAAGCCTCCGTTCATTGTGGAGGTTTGTGTAGCACTCGTTGATCCAGTTCTGATACGAGGATCGGAGACCGATCCTGTAGAAGTAAAAACACTAGTGGAGTAACTAGCCGCGCCATATTGTCTAGCGTACAAAAATCCGTAATTATTACCTGTATCAGAATTAAAGGTGATGTCAAAATCAGAATAAGCGGCAGACGATAATCCTTGAAAAATGATCAAATAAGCTTTAGAGCTTAGGCCTGAAGCCGTTAAACTTGATGCACCCGATCCTGACAAAGTAGCTCTTAAAGCCCACGACAAAGTTCCGCTTGAAGGTGTTGCCCATTTGACACCATCAGCCTCAGCTGAATCAGCCATCAAAACTGTGCCATTTGCTCCCACGCCTTGTCTTTGAAAAGTGCCTGATCCTGTGGCAACAATCAAATCACCCTTTGTTGTCATAGCTGTTGCCATTGAATTTGTGATTGTCACATCGCCTGATGTTCCGCCACCTGAAATACCTGTGCCAGCTGTGACCCCAGTGATATCACCTGTTGTTGGCGCAACCCATGTGAAATCCATGTCAGCATTTGTTGCTTTTGAAAGAATTTGACCTGTTGTGCCACCTTTAAGGTCAGCCAATGATGTATCAACAGCCTGACCAAATACTTCGAAATCAGCTGGCAAATCTGTGACCAAATCACTCGATGTTGGCATTTGCCAGTTGAAGTTGCTTGTCGGATTGCTCATGTTTTCTCCTTATCAGGCAACAATTGTTGCAGATTCCCAGTCAAGCGATGGCGACACGCTTGACCATGTTTCAGTGATTGGTACATCATCCCAGCTCATCGCCTGAAGGCTGAAAGCTAGTGGTGAAAGATTCATGGTGATGCTGAGTTGGTTGTAACTTGCTCGAAATGTCCAACCTTCAACAAAACCCTGAAATGTGCCGCTGTTCATGTTCAATGGCAGATTGACCAAAGCCACAGGCATTCCCATGAAAACATTGATTAAGCTGTCTCGATCTGAGTTGTCCAGCTCAGGATTTGTCAGGTCATAAGTGATCGAGCTGAAAATTGGAAATGGATTGGCTCTGAGTGAAAGATAAAAATTCGCCTGTGATGTGGCATCGGCTGAATTGTGCAATGTGGTGTTGATGATCTGTGAAAGCTGACCATATAAACCAATCGAAGTTGCATCGCTGGCACTGACCTCAGCCGAAGAAGTTGCCCCATATTTGATGGTCAAATTGTTTCGAATATCGCCAGCTCTTGTTTCAATGCGAAGTCCAGCTGCGCGAGCTTGATTTGCATCAAGATCAACATATCCATTTGCTGCAAGATAACTTGTTCGATGTGTGCTGTCTGCATAGCCGATGCGACCTTGTGCATCTTCGTAAATATAACCGAGCCCTGATGTTGCCAAAGCTGAAACCAAAGAATAAACATCAGTCCGATTTGAAGCTCTTACAGCAAGCTCATAATCTCCTGGGCGATCAATTTCTCCAAGCCCAGTATTTTGTGCATTTGCCCATGTTGTTGATGGGTTATATGTTGCCCATATTGTTGATGCTGGCACTTCGCCCCATGTATCAAAAAGCACAGCTTGCAAGATTTTATATATTTGATTGCCATCAAAATCTTTTGAAAGCACACCATTGGTCAAAGCTTTTGGCAATCGCGCCAAAGCTCCCAAAGCGATGATGTTGTAAGTCTGCGAAAACATAACCGAGCCAACATCCTTGACTTCAATTGCCACATCAACCACATTGCCACCAAAGATCGGCACAAATGTTGCTGAAGTATCCTGAAGTTCAACAGAAATTGAGCTATTGATTGAAACTGGAATTGAAGTCTGATCAACATCAATCAGCTGGATATTGACATATCCTGCCGCTGCTTGTTCATAGATATTTGTCCGACCGCTTGTGATGGTCAGATTTGAAAGAATTGCGTTGGTGTAATCAGTGCCATCGATCTTCACACGCCAAATTGGCTGCCACTGTGTCATGCGATTAGTGCTCCAGCTCCACCGCCGCCGCCACGATATGTGGAATTGTTCAGTGTTTCAACGATTGTTCGCGCTGTGCCTTCTTTGTCCAAAGCTCCAACCACTGTGATGTTGTTTGTAACCATTGAAGCTGCCTCAGCTGCTCTGAATGTGCCAGCACCAAATGAACCTGTGACGACATTTGATGCCGCTGCCGCTGCCGCTGCCGCTGATGTTGTAGCTGAACTTACGCCACCGCCACCGCTTGTTGTTGTGCCGCCAGTAGCTGAAGGCACAGTGATTGATGGCAAAGTTGTGGATGTTGTGCTTGTTGTTCCCACCTTTGGAATGGTGATTGTTGGTGCTGATGCTTTTGGAATTGTTGGAATGTTGGGCAAGATTGGGATTTTGTTATATGCCTCGATCAAAGCATTGACAGCTGAAATTGCTCCATTGACCACAGCAACAATTGCACCTGCAACTTTGCCAATGATATCGATCACGCCACCGGCGATTGTGCCAACAACCTTCAAAGCTGCACCCAATACTGTGCCAATAACAGGTGCAACATAAGTTTCAATCAATGCACCAAATGCAATAAAAGCTTCTTTGTTGTTATCAATTGCCGTTTTGATTGCGTTGAATGCTGTTGTTGCACCTGCAAGGATCGGCTGAAAAACTGTTTTGATTGTGTTGCCCACTGTGGTGATGTAAGTGTTGAGCCCATTTTCTTTGTTGCCAAAAGCATCGACCAATTTATTGACAACAGGCAAAGCTGTCTCGCTAAGAAAACCGATGAATTTTTCAACAATTGGAAGCAATGCCACACCAAGCGATTCTTTAGCTTCATCAAAGGCAACCTTGATCTTTGCGATCTGTCCTTCATATGTGCCAGCATTGGTTGCAGCTGCGCCGCCGAATAAGGTTGAAAGCTCGCCAGCGATTGTGTTGAAATCTTTGCCTTTGAGCTCAGCTGCGCCATATCCGACACCGAGCTTTGCCAAAGCTGTGGTGTTGCCGTCATAAGCCTTTGCCAAAGCATTTGTGACAGTTTCCAGCGGCTTGCCTGTTGCCGCGCTTGTATCCAATGCAAGGTTGAGCAAATCTGTTGCAGCTTTGGTGTCATTGGTTGAAAGCACCAAGCGTGACAAAGCTGGGCGAAGCTGATCATCAGCAACACCTGTTGCAAGCGATGTTTTCAGGATTTGCTTCTCAATGGATGCAATTTGGGCATCGGTTGCCCCTGTGGCTGCCTTGATAGCCGTTGCAAGCTGTGTCTGAGCCTTTTCATCGGCGATTGCAGCATTGACAGCATCTACGCCGATTTTGACCGCATATGCGCCAGCTGCGGCTGCGGCAGCTACAAATGCAGCTCCGACAGCTGCGCCAACCTTGCCAACCTTGTCACCAAATGAATCGACATCTTTGCTGGCTGTTGAGAGACTTTTGTTGAGATCAGCTACATCGGCAAGAATCGAGAGCTTTAGGGTACGACTACCTGTGCCAGCCATTACCACTCCTTCACAATCTCAGAGAAGCCATTCTCCCACCTTTTCAGGATTTCAGGCTGTTCGGCTCGCAATGTTGGATATATGAACCAACCGCGAGAGCCGCGACCATATTGCCCTGACCAAATTGGGAATTGCTTGTATTTGTTCGATCCGAATTCAGCACC